GTTGCCATTCAGAAACGGCAGCAAGAGGGTGACACAGCCACGTATCACTTTGCGGATAACCTAACACGGGCCATTGCCTATGCTGGGAAGATTATTATTTCGGCGATTCCCACGATTTATGACACCGCGCGGGTGCTGAATATCATGGACGTTGAGGGGAACGTTAAGCGTGTTGGCGTCAATGGTGAAATTGCAGAGGATCAGGAAGACGAAGTCGATTTGACCCGTGGGCGGTACACGGTGAAGGTGACAACGGGTCCTTCGTTTACCACAAAGCGGCAGGAATCGGCGGAGTTCTTTGGAAAAATTGCGCAATCGCAGCCTGAAATGATGCAAATTGTGGGTGATTTGATCTTTAAATACATGGATGTACCAGGGGCGGATGCTCTGTCGGAAAGAATCAAGAAAACCATAGATCCAAGGCTTTTGGAAGAAGAAAACGACCCTATGGCGGCGCAGTACCAGCAACAGATGGAGGCCATGCAGCAGCAATTGCAGATGGCAGGACAGGAATTGCAAGCATTGCAGCAGCAGCTTGATAACAAAGAGGCAGACACGGCCATCAAGGTGCAAAGCGAGCAGAATAAGACAGAGATTGAGGGTGCTAAATTGATGTTGCAGCAGTCTGAAATGGAAGCAGACATGCAAATAAAGCAGCAAGAATTAGAAATAAAAATGAAAGAATTAGAGATTAAAGAGCAAGAGTTGTTTTTGCGTGCAAGGGAAATGGAAACCCAAAAAGAGTTGAGAGAGTTGGAAATACTGTCTGGCAATATGCAAAATCAGAATCAAGAGCAAGAGCAGGAATCAGAGTATAACGGCCAAGAAAAAGAAAACGGTATGGATTCTTTGGAAATGGCGTTGTTACAGGGCAATAGCGTGGCTATTCAGGGCCTAACAAGTTTGCTGCAAGGCAAGAAGAACATCACGATCAATAGGGATAACAATGGCTTGATGTCGTCAGTTGTGGTGAATCCCGAAGGCGTTATGTAAAAATGTATTGTAATTAAAAAAAAGGTGATGTATGGATGAAGAAAATGTCGTTGTAAATGAAGCAGAAGTTTCTGCTGATATTGCAACAGATGAAGGCCCGATTGAAGAAAGCAAGGTTGAGAGTCAAGAGGTTCAGGAAGAGATTGCCGAACCTGAAGATGATACGCCCTTTCCGAAGAAGGCTGTAAACGCCATTTCGAGGCGTGAAAAGAAGATCGAAAAACTGCGTGCGGAATTGGAGCAAGTTAAGGCTCAGTTGCAGCAGGGAACCTCTAAAGAGCCTGTTAAAGAACAGACAAAAGAACCTAGCGAAAAAAAGGATTCTGCCCCTAATCCTGATGATTATCAGACATGGGATGAATACTTAGAGGCCAAGGTTGAACATAATGTTCGCAGTGCTTTAGAGAAAAGAACATCGGAAGAAAAGCAATCGGAATCTTACCGTAAAGAAAAAGATTATTACGATCAAAGAGTTAAGGATTTTGACTCTAAAGAAGACGAATATCTTGGTAAATTTCCTGATTTTGAAAAGCTGAGCAATCAGTTTACGCAAGAGGTTGCTGAGAATCTTTCTATTGATGTTCGCAAGGCCATTTTGGAATCAGAGGATGGGCCTTTGGCTCTTTATACTTTGATGAAAGAAGGTCGCATTGATGAGTTGGAAGACATGGACGGGCGACAAGCCTTGAGGTTTCTTGCAAAAGCTGAGATGCGAGGCCAGAAATACATTGAAAATTCAAGGAAAGTTTCTGCTGCTCCTAAGCCTATTCAGGCTGTCAAAGGCACAGGAACTTACAAAAAAGACGTTTCTGAAATGACCCCTGATGAGATCAGGAAAAAATACAACCTTAGATAAAGGAAAAGCTGATGGCTAATACAATTAACACAAATAAATCGGTCCCTGGTCGGATTGCCAAAGTGGCAGCGACTATATTTGCCGATGACATGCAGTTTGTAAGAACCATTGTACGGGAAGATTCGATTGATTTTGCCCCGCAAGCTGGTGGTTACAAAACTGGGGATACGATTTTTATTACCAAGCCTGCTCGGTTTACGACAGGAACGAACAGAGACATTACAAGTGCAATTCAGGATATCAATGAAGAAAAAGTTGCCATGGTGTTAAACCAGTCGTTTACGGCGGCTGTAGCTTTGACATCGAATGAGTTTGCGACAGACATGGCGTTTGATTCGTTTGCCATGCGTGTTTTGAAACCTTTGGTGTCTCAAATGGCGCAGCGGATTGAGTCAACGTTTATTCAGTTAGCGTGTCAATCTACGGCTAACGTTATTGGTACTGCGGGTTCAACGGTGTTTAACACTTTGACCATGATGCAAGCTCACCAGCGTATGTCTGAGTTATTGGCCACGGGTAGTGAGAATGAGTGGATTGCTTTGTTGTCTCCTGGTGCCAAAACTTCGGCTATAGAGGCGAGAAAGGGATTGTTTCAGTCTTCTGAAGAAATCTCTAAGCAATACAAGCGCGGTGTGATGGGTCTTGCGGATGGTTTTACGTATTTGAGTAACAACCTGATGCATACACATACAACGGGTACGGGTACGCAAACAGATGGTTCGGTTACCACTACGGCTGCGTTAACCAACGGTGCAACCACCATTGCTGTGACGGGTTTGTCGGGTTCTGGGACAATCACAGCGGGTACTGTATTTACGGTTGCTGGTGCTTTTGCGGTTCACCCCATCACCAAAGTGACGATGCCATTTTTGCAGCCTTTTGTTGTGACCACAACAGCAACAGCGTCTTCGGGTGCTGCCACGTTGTCTGTATCCCCAACCATCTACAGTTCTGCGGGTGGTGGATTGCAGAACGTTTCGGCCTTGCCTGGTTCTGGTGCGGCTGTAGTGTTTTTAACAGGTAAAACAACAGCGGCAACGCCTTTCCAAAACTCTCTGACGTACTGTAAAGAGGCGTTTCGTTTTGCGTCTGTGCCTTTGATTTTGCCTGGTGGCATGGACAAAGCTGCACAAGAAACTGTGGATGGTTTGACCATTCGTGTTTTGGCGGATCACGACATCAAAACAGATCAGTACATCCTCAGAATAGACTTTTTGGGTGGTTTTGTGTCTGTTCGTCCTGAATGGGCTGTGCGGGTAACGGCGTAGTTTATCGGGGGGGTTGGTAACAACTCCCCTTCCCTATCATTTGAGAGGTTTTTATGAGTTCAGGAATTATTGGTGGAAACATCTTTGCCTTGTGCGCGGTTAGTGTAAACATTAACCCTGCATCTGTGGCGGCTGCCACAACGGCAGAACAATCTTTTACGGTCCCTGGTATTTTGCTTGGGGATATTGTATTTGTGGTGCCTCCTTCAACGTTAAACGCTGGCTTGGGCATTACTGGTGCACGTGCAACTGGGGTGGACACTGTAGTTATTCGGTTTGGAAACACCACAGCGGGTGCGCTTGATGCTCCTGCTGCGGATTACACGTTTTTTGTGGTTCGTCCTGAAAATTTAGCTGGCCGTGTAACCACAGGGTGATGTTATGGCAACGGCTCGTGATATTGTCACAAGAGCATTAAAAGCATGTAGGATTCTTGCCCCTGGTGAGAGTCCTAGTGCTTTAGAGGCAGCGGATGCCTTATATTTGCTGAATATGATGCTTTCAAGCTGGAGCAATGACACCCTAAACATCTATGCCAACACACTAGAAAACTTCACGTTGGTGGCTAATACAGATTCCTACACCATAGGAATAGGCCAAACGTTCAACACGTCAAAGCCTATCACGATTCAGGCTATGTATGTACGTAGTGGGTCGATAGACTATCCCATTAATGACATGAATGACGTTGATTTTGCTAACGAAATAGCAATGAAATCAATCACAGGGATGCCTTATTGTTATAACTTTAATAATAACTATCCTACGGCCATTATTAAGCTGTACCCTGTTCCCGATCAGAATTATCAGTTGTTTATTTTGTCGGAAAAGCCATTGTCGTCTATTGCCACGTTAGACACGGTTATTTCTCTTCCTGATGGCTGGGAACACGCGATAACGTATAACTTGGCTGTCATGCTTTACCCTGAATATCAGCAAGCTGTGGACCCTGTTATTGCCCAAATAGCGGGCAATTCAAAAATGTCCATTGAACGGGCCATTAACAGAAACAAGCGGTTTGTTTTTGACAGTGGTGATGGTTATCGGGGAACTGATAATATTTATGCAGGATGGTTTCGATGAAAACGGGTCTTGTGGGGCCTTCGTATTCTGAGAGAAGCCTATCTTTTGATGCGCAGCGCACGATAAACTTTTATCCTGAAACCGACGAATCTGGCAAAGAGGTGTCAGCATTGTATGGCACACCAGGGCTTTCTGTGTTTTGCGATACGGGGCTAGATAAGAGCCGTGGCCTCTTTACGTCTTACAATGGGCGATTGTTCTACGTGGCCGCGCAAACGCTGTATGAGGTATCTTCTGCGGGTGTTTCAACGGTAAGAGGTACTTTAGCCACGTCTTCGGGGTTGGTTTCCTTTGCTGAAAATCACACGCAATTGATGATTGTGGATGGAACAAAGGGCTATATTTTTACCTTTTCTAGCAATGCTTTTGTGCAAATTTCAGATTTAGATTTTCCGGCTGCAAACAATGTCACGTTTTTGGATGGTTATTTTATCGTTAATTCTTCTGGCACGACTCAGTTTTTTGTTAGTGCGGTTAATGATGGAACAACATGGTCTGCTTTAGATTTTGCATCGGCGGAATCGTCTCCTGATAGCCTTTTAAAGGTGTTGGCGGTTAATGGGGAATTGTGGCTTTTGGGGGAACGTACCACGGAAGTTTGGAACAACACGGGTGATCCCTTGTTTCCTTTCCAAAGAACATCGGGTGGAAAAATTGATATT